ATCGCGCACGTTCTCGGCGTCCTGCAGGGCGCGAAAGGCTACATCTAGAGCCCGCTTCTTATCAATCTTCGCGTAGACGACGGGGAAGGCTGTGTCAAAGGCCGTCTTCTCTGAGGTGAAGAGTGTCTGATCACCAACCAGGGTGCCATCTGGGGTCTTCTGTAGAGCCGGGATGGGGGTGATCGGCACGTTGTAGGAGAGGTCTTCCTTGAAGGCACACGTGGGCTTGCCGCTAACTATCTCAAATTGAAACCCCTTGTCGGCGGGACACTGAACAATGCAGGTAAAGGGTTGGATTGGATTGAGAACAAAGCCTCTCGGACACGACGACGGAATGTTCCCCATTGCTTATTTGACCAGAAAGATTCCAATCGCGATACCCCCGCACAAGAGCAAAAAGACAATCGGGTGGGCATAGTCCATGGGAACAATCAAGTAAGTCAGGAGGCTGAGAAAGACAAGGAAGAGAGAGACCTGCAAGAGGAGGAGGGTCGGGTTCTTCCCAAACACAATTGCCCGCTTCTCGGCCTCGATATCGTTGGCAGGTGCCGTCGGAGGGCGCAGCGGTTTCAGCCTATCCGCAGTGGCCTTGATATCACGAGCCGCTGCAGCTTCCCCCGTAAATTGAGCATAGTTGCTCTGGATGCTGTCGTGTGGCTGAGCCGCACTGCTAGCGCTGCTGCTGGACATTCTTAGCTATTATTAGGAACAGAAGATTTGATAAACCCGTAGACGAGGGGAGTGAAGGCTGCCGTCTGCGAGCGACGCACGGGGGCATAGACGTTCTTGGGTGCCGTTGTCCGTCCCGCACCCGCACCCGTCCGAGAGGCCACAATCTGGGGAGCAATCTCCGCTGCCATACGAAGAAAGCGCGTGTGCTCCGAGGCATCACCAACCATGGCACGATAGGGTCCACCGACGCGAAGGAAGGGAGAGGTGGGCATTTGTTTTTATGTCAGACAAGATAATGAACGAGTCGTTTCGTGAAGCCACGAACATCTACACCTACAACTACCTCCAATACAAGATGACGGGCAACGCGGCCTACAAGACGGCATACGAGAATGCCAAGTCCTGGATGGACACCTACGTGACCCAAAAGGAGGCCAGCATCCAACAGGACAGCGACTATATCAAGGGGTTTGTCAAGGAGTATGCCCAGACAAATCCCGAGATGGTGACCCTCCAGTCCCACATGAAGAGGATTAACAAGGAGGGTCCTGCCATCCAGGATCGGTATATAACGGAACAGGCACTGAAATCCACACCGCCGCCACTGGATATGACGCCCTACTACGTGAAGGCGGGGGTTGTGGCTGCCCTCACGGGGGTGCTTGTTGTGCTGTCATTCTTCTGACGAAACACCAAGAGCAGCAACAGAACGAGGCAAAAGACGATAAACAGGAAAAAATAGGTGGAAAAGTATTGATGAGCCGTCTCCAACTGGTTCCGCCGGATGCGCCGCAGCGTCTCCAGCTGATCCGTGTTTTGTGCGAGACCCGAGTAGTCCTTTTGGATGCGTCGCAGGCGATCCATGAGCTGCTCGCGATACTCGTGGAGTTTCCCCGAGTCATCCTTGGCCTTGGCGGTGGCCTCGACCATCTGATCCAGGATCTTGGATATCCGGGCATTCAGGGTCTTGAGTGTGGTCAGATGGGGCTTGATGTCCTCAGAGGCGATCGCGGCCTGAATTTCAGACTCGTAAAGAGCCGCAGCCTCGGCGTATTGTTTCTGAAGCTCGTCCATTATCCTTACTGGACATTTGCGTCTTCCACGCAGTAGCGATAGTAGGGCACGGATCCTGCCACGTCGCTGTGGCGGAGAACCTCAATCACGTCGCCCGGAGCCCCACCAATCCACTTGACCATGGGATCCTGCGAGTCAATGGAGGGGAGCACCTCCTCGGGGTCGGAAACATGGTAGCGCTTGAGGAGGTCAACTTTCTCGTCCTCCTTGAGGATGCGATGGGGCATGGCGTAGCGGTGCGTCGTAATGTCAAACTGAAGCTGACGAATGTGAAAGAACTGGACCCGCTGCCGGGACAGGCCCTTCACGAAACGCAGCACATTGTCCGAGGGAGGCGAGAGGGAGACGACGACCATCCCATTGTCGTAGCCCGCATTCTTCCCAAACACGACCAGGGTATTAATGTCGCGCTCCTGGAGTCCCTTGTCCTTCTGGGCAAAGAGCACGAGAATCTTGCCGATCGTGTAGGCGTTGGCCTTCTCGAGCCCTTCCGGCGTAAGACGCTCCGTCTTCGTGTCAAGGTTCCGACGTCCGAGCATAAGGCGAAGAGTGTCAAGAGCCCGGTCCTCCATATTGTTAAGTGCCATCAAACGAAAAGCATTCGTTTTTTCCTGCCCTTCAAACAATGGCAGCTAAGTTGAATACGACCTGGATCTACCTCATCGCGGGACTGATTCTTGTTGGCTTTGTCGTCTTCTACGGTCGTGAGCGCTTCCAGCCCGAGTTCCTTGATAAGAGCCAGGTGCAAAAGACAGTCTCGGTGGAGCACTCGTCGTATAACCAGACGACGAACCACCTCCGTCCGGACGTGAGCTCGATCCCGGGGTCTCAGGGTGTGCCGACGCCCTTCCAGGTCAATCAATATACAGCCTTGATGTGAGAAACCTATAATCAGGATGCAGCATCAGCATCACTCCAAGGTCGCGGGGGTTCTTGCAACCACTGCATCGGGAACCTACACGAAGGTCAAGATCCCCAAGGCTCTGCGCGAACAGGTGTGGATCACGCACGCGGGGCGGGTCTTTGAAACCAAATGCAGTGTGACGTGGTGCAAGAACCAGATCAATGTTTTTGACTACCAGTGTGGTCACAACATCCCCGAGAGCAAGGGCGGCAAGACGAACATCGGGAACCTGATTCCCATCTGCGCACGGTGCAACATCAGCATGGGCAACCTCTTTACCATTGACCAGTGGAACACCGAGTTTGCGCCACCCGAGGTGCGGGAGGCGGTGCCCGCTGTGGAATCCAAAAATTGTTTATTGGCCTCGTTGAACCGCTTCCGCTACAAGGGTCCTCCACCCTCGACGTGGGCCAAGCCGGCTACAGGTCGAACCCGATGAGCACGGCCTTCTCCTTGGGAGCCGGCTTGGTTCCGGCTGCACGGTGGGCCAGAACCTCGTCCCACAACGAGGTCAGCTGAGCAAGGTGGCTCGGTAGCCAGGTGGGATCGCGCGCCACAAACTCCTCCTTAATCGACTGCAGAATCCAATACACCAACTGGTACTCATCCGTTGAGCGGGTCACGTCATAGACCACCCGCCCATCGGGATACACCGCAAAGCTACCCCTGTTGAGGGTGGACTGCGACCACTCTGTGTAGTTCACCTGCTTGAAGCGGAACTCCACATACTCACACTCGTCGATGCCCGTGCACTCCATCTGCATCTGCATCTGATGCCAGTAGGCCTCAGGCACACCGTTCGTCATGGGACGACTGATGGGGCACTTGAACTCAACCAGTCGTCCGTAACGCCGCATGTCGTCATTGACCGGCACAATCAGACCGTCAGGAGAGGCGCCCAAGAACTTGTGACGAGGGTGTTGAACACAGGAGACATCGAGCACCTTGCAGTGAGTGCGCTCCTCAAAGAGTCTCTTCGCTACGGGCTCAAGCCGTGTGCCCCAGATGAGCGGCGCAGCGACGGGGCCCGTTCCATCGTTAGGAGGCTCGAGCTTCCGCATGATGATCTCACGGCGGGCGTTCTCCGTCCCAAAGGCACCCGACACCTCCGAGGCGGTAATCATTTCACCTCGCTTCGCGTGCCACGCGGAGGAACGCTGATCGTTGATGCCGTAGAGGCGCAGCACACGCTCGTAGCAGCGGTCACGGATCCATAGACGTCCAACCTCGCCGAGCATGAGGCGGTCAGCCGTCTGCAGGACCTCACGCTTGATCGTGGCCCAGGAGAGCTCGGGAGAGAGGGACTGGCAGAAAATCATGAATCGACGAAGGCGCTTATTGAGCTTGGTGTAGGGTCGATCCTCTAGGAGCCATTGGGTCAAACGCTCCTCCATGACTCTAGTCTACCCGGACACTGAAAACTCATTTTCACAGCAAAAAACTAGGTTCCCTAATGGAGATTCAAACCAAGGAGCAGTGGGTCCTCGTCCGTCTCAACGCCTTTTATAGCAACGAGTCTCACATTTCGCGGGTGCGTGATATTCTCCAGTCGCGCTCCAAGATCAGTTTGCGTCTCATTGATTGGTTCGTCACCAACTACTCGAAGAAGCACAACATCTCCTACGTCACCAAGGACGGACGGCATGTCATCGTGTACCTCGTCTACAAGGGTCACCTCCGAGGCTACAGCAAAAAGATCTTTGACCCCTTTGGTCGGGGCAAGAAGTTCCTGTATGGGACGGACAATCTGACCACCACGATTGGACAGCTTCAGTTTTTTGAGTGGGCGATCCAGGACGAGGTGCTGGACTACCTGGATGCCCACGTGGACGCCGTGCAGGAGGACATGGATGCGTGTTCCACGACGATGAAGGCGACGGACGGCACACGCAAGAAGCGCCACGAGCTGTCCCGCTCCGCCACCAACTCAGTTCATCGTCACGACGTCTGCGTTGCGGTCAAGTTTGATTAATCTGAGCGACAGACAATGTACTCATGTTTAGACCCCTCTGTTCTGTACTCCGACACCTCCTCGGACATTACCGAGAACGACCTGAACGTCATGTCAGATCTGTGGAACATGGACGGACGTGACGTCTATCGGGGGTCTCGTGATCCATCTTACACACACGCCAATGTGTATTGGTTATACGATGAAGACCTCGCACGCGTCGGTTTGTGTGAGCATGCCCTGGATGATCACGCCAATGTCCGATGCCTATGGTTTCGTGATTCGGAGTTTGCGACGCTGCTTCAAGAAGACGGATGGAAAGTTGGACGAGACCTCTGGTCAACCCTGCCTCGTCACGTCTACGAACAGTTCTTCCAAGAAGGATGGACTCGCATGGAATCGCTACGAGAACACACTGTCCGGGGCAAACTCCGTGTGATCACGCCCGAGATGCTGGTCGAGATGCCGCCCGTCTACTCGTGCGAGGCATGTAAAAAGGTCTCGTGCCAGCCCTTTGCCTGTGGCACGGCGCGGCCGCTGGACTTCCCCCACATTGAAAAAGTTGTCTTCTTGGACAACGATTTCTTGATTCATATACCTCCTACGGGTTCACGGGTCTATACCTTGTTGGGACTCACTACTACGCAGCAACCACACGACGACGGTTCGTCTTTGCCGCAGGCGCTGGTGCCGGAGCTGGTGCGGGAGCAGCCGCAGACGGCGTCTCCATCGGCACCGTGATCTCCTCCTGATCCTCTGCCTCCTGGAGGATGTCGCCGATCTCATCCTCGTCGGCCTGGGGGAGACGAGTGGGTGCAGCGGCTGCCGCACGCTTCTCTGCAGCAATCTCATCCGCGAACACATCGCGAGCCGTAACGCGCTGAGGAGGCGACACGCGCGCGTGCGTGATGCGCCACGTCACGCCAAAGCCCTGACCACTCACGTACACCGACGGCACCACCGCAATGTTCGCATCCACGCGCTTGGGGAAGACCTCCTGGAGATTATCCACCGTCACCGCAATCGGGTTGCCAATCGCATTGAC